GATAGTGAATTGCTAAATTATTTATTATCAAAGTAATAAAACCCACTTGCCTTTTCCTTTTCTAGAGTACCCTTCTTCTTATAATAATCTAAAGATTGGTTTTCCCATAACTGCCATTCTATTATTTTGTCCACTAATTCATTCATAGTCTTAGCAGTTAAATGAAGTTCTTGGTCTTTGCCTCTTGTGATTTTTAATTTAATATCCATGTTTATTTATTTAAGTTATTACTAACCTCCCCTATTACTTTCATCTTATCAGCCAATACCCAAGTACCTCCTTGAGATTCTGGTCTGTTGTACAACTCGTAGTCAGTTACCTCCACCTCAACCCATACTCTAGGTGTTTGGTTCTTAGGGTTCTCCTTTAGATGAGGAGCAACTGGCTTTAAGCAACAGTGCCACCCCTTACGAAAGGCAAAACCTTTTGTGGGATGAGACTCAGCCTCCATCCACTCGTTCATAGGAAACCTAAACCTTTGATTTATAAATAGTGGTGCTAGGCTACCATCTTTCATTTTTCTAACTAATTTGTATGCTTTCATAATATTATAATTTATTTAATTCTTGTTTAACTTCTTGCTAATATTCATTTTAAAGCCACCTTTTGCTTTATTAAATCTTGGTATAATTCTTCTGGTGTTTTCTTTCCTAAATATCTGAGTAATTCCAACTGCTTATCTATACAAATTAATGCACATTGCTTAGATTGTTCAAGTAATTCATCAGGAATAACTCTACTTTGTAAAAAATATAGTTTTTCCCAATACACATCTGCTAATTCCTTTGCTTTATCTTTTGATTCTTTCACAATATTATAATTTTAGTGAGTTAAGTATTTCTTCTTCTGTGATATTATCGGTATCAACTTCATCTCCGTTGATGTCCCATACTGTAAGAGCCTCGACCTCATAAAAGTCAAACTCATTCCACTCGTGGTTATCCCACATAACGTGCTCTGTTAGTTCTACTTCTATGGTCATCCCAAACTCTTCAACCTCAAACTTAGTAGTATCTGAGGAGTGCCTACACCCTTCAAATTTTTGGTTGAAGTCTGAATAATCAATCTCTTTACACTTGCCTAAAGCCTTTAATATTTTATTTTTCATAATCCTATTTGTTTTCTTCGTTATACCCTTTAATAAATTCTACTACTGCTATCCTTCTTGTTTTAATTGCAAATTGTAGTTATCAATTTGACTCTGACTTAATTTATTCCTATTTGGGTCATCATAGAATTGATTGTTATTTGTCTTATCTATACAGTGAAGAGTGCTAATACCCTCAGCTACAATAGGAACTTCACCTATTATAGCGTTCATTACTGCGTTGCAAGTGTCCTCACTTATGTTAGCTACATCTAAAATAAATCGTGCCATAGTTTCTAAGTTTTTTGGTTATTATTATACTCTTTGATAAATTCTACTACTGCTAGATAGGTGTTCTCAAAACGATCTCCTTCATTAATCTCAATCCATGTTTCAAAGTGATCATCAACTATCTTAGTCTCTGCAAGTTGTATTCTGAACTCATAATAACCATTATCTGTTTCTATCCCTTCTAGTTTATCCACTACTGACATAAGCCAGTCCCATGAGATGTGGTATTCCAAATCATCAATATTTCTTCTATAGATTATTTCATTGGGTTTAGCAAATTTATAATCTAGTTGAGATGCATCCTTATAGATTTCTTCCCATCCCATAAATTCCGCAATTAGTTTATTTTCTTTCATAATTTCTAGGTGTTTAGTGTAGTTCTACATACATGGATATATTAAATACCTCATAGTAATCTCCTATATCTCCATGTATGTTGTTATCCTCTCCAACACATATCATCATTCTACCCTCTTCAGCATCCTCACAATAACCGTAAGGCTTATCTGATATGAAAGAATTTACTGCTTGTACATCCTTGTATCCCTGGTGCCACTTGAGGTAGCTTCCATGATAGATAGAGTACTCTATATCTAAAAATTTGTAATATTCTTTTGTGAATGCAGGGTCATCCCCTTCCATTAAGTCGTGCTCATTTAAGATAGCATCTAACTCTGCCTCATCTTTTTTTGGTATTGCTATATGTACCTCGCTTCTGTATCCCATAGTTTCTAAGTTTTTAAGTTATTATTATACTCTTTTCTACAATATTTACCATTTATTTTAATTATAGGATATACTTTTAAATACCTATATAATGTTCTATATGATATTCCTAATAGTTTTGATGCTTCTTGTCTGTGTCCCGCGGACCTGTTTAGTGCTTTACATATAAGTCTGATGTGTTCATCTTTTATTGTCATATAATTTAATTTTAATAAAAAGAGGGGTTGGGACTCGGTAACCCTGTACATAGAACTAAAAAATTTAAAATTTTCTATGCTTGACCCCTCTCTTTAAATTATGCTACCATCACAAGTCTTTCTTGTACGATATTTGCTTTTTCAGCTAACTGTGCCGAACTACTATACTGACCTATTTCTGCTAGTTGTTCTTCTAGCGACTCAGTTTCCCAAGTTTTATAGTCATGCTCAAAATATGGAGTTGTGATTGTTACATCATTAGTTAAATCTACAATACCATATGCATAATACTCACAGCATCTCATTTTCATGTAAGAATAATCTGAAGGTACTGCTACAATATTCATAGGATTTACTAAAGTGGCTAGGAAAACAGTATCACCTCCACCTCCAAATTTCTTGACATATCCAGGAGCACCTACGTGCAGACCACTAGAACATGTATTGTTTGGATTACCATCACAAGAACTTCTAGGCATAGATACAGGAGATCCTAATCGAATCTGTGTACTACCACCATGCCAGTCAGTAAACTCTGGTGCATCTACATCACCTCCTAGATCATTCATGCTATTAAACATTTCATCTAGATTACCCGCAACGTGCTGAGGTGCAATAAAATTACCATTGCTATCTGCTACAACTTCTGTTTTCACAATAGAAAACTTACCGTCAATGTCCATAACTGTGTAGTCTTTAGGATCTTCACCAGAAGCTTTAATTTGTATGTACTCTTTAGGTACCCACATATTTACAGCTTTGTACGTCTTATCAGTTTTCTTAACAGACTTATAGGCAATAAAATAACCTGAGTCTGTAATTGGAAACTCATACTGGTCCATAAAAGAGTACAAATCACGTTTAACGTGCTCTGCAGGATTTAACATCAACAGCTTCCAGAAATTTACTAATGGAGTTATTGGATGTCCTTCATCTAAGAATTGTTTCATCTTATTTAATAGCTTGGTAGGTAGGGGCTCACTGAACCCCTTTAAATACCAGTTACCAAGACTATCTCTAACAAGATCCTGACTATTATAGACTCTAGATACAGGATCAAACTTCTCAATTAACTCTTTGACTAAATTGTCTTTAGGGTTAAGTGCTACTGTTTTTACCTGCTCGTATAAAGTCTGTGCTTCATCTTTTGTAGCTTCTGTTTTGTAAAAACTGCTACCGTTTATTAGTGCAGTAACATCCTTGTTACTTCTAATTGCAAATACTTGATTCATTGAAATAGTTTTTAATTTTAAAATTGTTTTTTGAATAAAATTGAGGAATAATATTTTTGATAATATCTTCCGCTTTGTCGTCTCTAGTTGTATTCTCTGTTAAGAAATATTTCTCTAAGAATACTAACTTGTCTGCTTGTTTCTTAAGAAACTCTAGCATGCCTTCCATGTAATAACCACCTTGCTTACCATAAGCAGTAGCATTAGAATCACTCATTACTATATTGTAATGATTATACAGTATTGTTATATTTTCTATACGTTGCTCCAATCTGTTTTGAGATCTCACATCCGTAATAATGGTTGCAAAATCAGTACGATACTTTCTAGGAATAGGAGATACGTTAGATCCCTCTCCTAATAGAACAGGATACTTTTCTACAAGACCATTTAAATATTCTATGGACTTAGTGCACATAAAATAGTTATATTTCTTTACTAAGAATTCTTTAATAGTAAGAGCACCTATCTGCTTGTACCACTTTAAGTGAGACTTAGCAATTTTATGCACTTGTATTCTAGAAATATTGTAAAGAGGTCCATAAGTATCTCTACCTAATGTGTTCTTGCCTGCATTAAACTTACTGTTATACAAAACAAGACCTAATCGCTTAAGCTGTTCTTCTTCTTCTGAAGATGCGTAGACAATACTAATACCCTGGTTAACTAGTTTAGTTAGATCTTTATAATATGCTTCTGTTTTATAAAATTTAACGTACTCAAGGGTTCTGTCATAGTCGTTGTACCATCGCAGTTGTCTAGCACATACCAAATCTCTAGGAGGTTTAGCTTTAGCTACTGCTTTAACAGAAGGTTTAAACGTATCAGGGACTACAAGATCATCATAGCTTTGTGTATTGTTTATAATATAGCGCAATAACAAAGGCTTTAACTTTTCTAGCATTGCTACTTTACTTTGTTGCAGACTAGTTTTCCATGTATCATCATCTAACAACTCTAAACAAACAAAACTGTTAGTTCCTACTAAAGCTTGCTCTATATACTCATTTTTAATACTACTCAACTTACCTCTCTTTCTAAAGAAAGATGTGATAGGTTTTTTAGTAAAATGATGAGAAGCACTGTTACCATATTTTTTAGTATTACGTTTACCATCAACAACAGAATAACCTTTAAATATAAAATCAATGTCAGAGGGTGTAACAGACATGCCCCACGGAGCAAACTCTGGTCTATCTGAACGATTTAAACAAAAGTCAATGCTAATGCTTTCTTCTTTTGTAACCGGTATAGTAGGAGTTCCTCTATTTTCTTCACATATATCTATGTAACGTTTAAAGTTAGTTTCCTCTTTCCATGATTTATAATAAAGTTCTCTTAGCTCTTCTCTAGCCTCTCTATACTTTTGTTTAATAGCAGCTACAGTTCTATCGTTGTATTCTATAGATTCTCTAGACATAGTGACATCTATATCACCAACATCAAACTTAAGTGCTACTGTGGTTTGTGAGTACGTGTCTAGATAATCAATATCGTCTCCATATCTACTAAGACCTACTTGATCTGCGTCTAGCGGATAGCTTACACCTCCTAAACAAATAGAAAGCCTGAAGTCTGTATAACCAGTACTACCAGTTGCTATCCAGCTGTTACCAGACATAACTTTGTAGTTGTTGTTTATACCCATACCTTTGTAAGAAATGTTATCAAAGAAACGCAGTTGTCTTTTACATTCTGTAATAAACTTATCCTCGTCTCCTGATCTCACAGGTAATATAACTTCTGTACCATTTCTAGTGTCTGTTGTGTTACTAGTCAACAGCTCAATTCTAGGAACTTGCTCACCTCTATGTACTAGGTAGTGGTATGCAATCCCATCGTGTATAGTTTTAACTTCAAAAGCGTCTGTATAAGCTAAAGGACTCTTTGCGCCTATACCAAAACCACCTATTTCGTTGTTAGTACCTCTCTTTGTAGAAGAAAAGTATTTAGAATAAATGTTTTTGATTCTATCTGGACTTAGACCTACACCTACATCTTTAAAACAGATTTTACCTGATTTACCTGTAAGCGGGTCCGCTTTTGATAATAATATAACTACATCATCTTTAATTTCTGCCTCTCTGTGTGAATCGAAACAGTTTGAGGTCACTTCTCTTACGATTGACCCTATCTTATTAGAATATAAAGTATCAGAGAAACCCCTGAATAGTATTCCAATATTACTACTGTCTATACCAAAGTCTATAGACTCAGATATAGTGCCGACATGTTGAATGTCAGAGTTACTAACTAATTTCATACTTTATTGTTTTATTTGAATCTCATTGTTTTACTGTCTATTGAAATAAACTCCTGTCCACAACTCTTACATGCACCTTCTTTCTTAGCGTAGTTCATTTCTACTTGTCCTTTAAAACAGTTAGGACATGGAATTACTGGACTTTGATCGCTACAAAATAGAGGCTCCTCTATTGGTGGTCGATTTATGTGCTCTTGTTCCCAGTCTATGTTATTGAGATAATATTCTTTCATTCTTCCCATGATTATTGATTTAATTTGATTTCTATCTTTTTATCTATTGGCGTGTCAGGGTCCGGTATATCTATTTCTAATGTCACTGCTGCCCAGTTACGCACGTTTTCTAAATATGTGACAAATTCGTCTGTAGATAATTCTCTAGTTGATCTTGCTACAGTACCAATTACTACACCTGTATCTCGTACAATCCAATCGTCTCTTAAAAAGTTTTCTCTAAGAAAATTATGTACATCATCTCTAGTTATAGGACTGCTTACATTGTCTTGTTGAATATCTGTACGTGTATAGCCTAACTCTTTAAATCTTTCTTTAATGAGATAAACTATAACTCCCCAGTAATATCTGTTTTGTGGATTACTCCGTGTCTTGGTTTTTCTTATCGTAATTTCTACATCTTTCTCGTGTAGTTTATTAAGATCATCATTAACCATAATAGGATCATCAGGAACGATTCGTCCGTTACTGACTTTCCCCGTAAAGTGTATCATAGAATTTATGTTTTAAAATTTCATCACGGGTCTCTGTTGATATATGAAATACCAGTTTTCTTTCTTCTTCCGTGTCTACAGGAAAGAATCTAGGAGCACCCGCTTTAGTTATATATTTGATATCATCATCAGGTAGTATACCTAATTTGACTACTAGATCTTGAAAACACTTACCATATAACCACTGATTATCTAAATCCCAATTAGCTTGTCTGACTGTGTCATAAAAGTCAAGAGATATAGATACAGGTAGTTTTTTGATAGGTTTTACATTTTTGACATAAGGTAAGTAACTATCTTTTACAGCATTTACTATCTTACTCCTCATGTGTGGACTCATACGAGCATTATAAAGCTGCTGACCATTGATTGTTAGGTATTTTGCTGTTCCTATAGTCCTTGGGTTAGCCACTACGTGGTTACCTTCACTATCTATCATTCTACCTTTCTTGTCAAATCCGTTGTTAGCATACTTTTTAGGGATTTTACCTCCTTCTTTGTAATATTTAATCCTACGTGATTTAGATACCATCACTTTTTTGATAAACTGTGGTATCTCTATTGATGTTGTCATACTTTTATTTTTTTAATTTATCCCAAAGTTTACTATACCTTTCTTTAGCCTTTTCTAAATCTATTGATTTGTTTAAACCTTTATCAATTCGTATGTCGAACCAATTATCATGTTTAAATAAGAATCCTTTTGATTTGTATTTAGGTGCCATATTAAATATATTTTATTTTAAGATTAGTACTCTTCATCTTTCCAGTCTTCAGGAAATAGTTTTTTAGCTATTGCTTTACCAACTATCATTACTACTGCGGCTATAGTTAGCCAACCGATTGCTTCAATCATATTTGTTCTATATGTGCATAAGTTTCCTTACACTGGTTTATAATTTTTAATGCTTCTGTTGTTCCGTTGATCTCAATGTAATCTGATATGTCTTTAGCTCCATAATCTTTAGTACCAAACCTACCGTCAGTTAAGAATAGAGGCTGTACATTATATCTCTTTAATAGAGTATTAGCCATCTTAACACCGGTTAAGTCAAAATCCATAAAAGAAAATATGTTTGTAAAGCGTCTAGAGATCTGTGTCATGATACTATCATTTGGTATTACTGCTTCAGAAGCAGGAGCGGCTGCAACAATTCCTAATTGTCTTAGCGCCATAACATCTTTCATAGACTTTGTAATCACAATATGATCACCATATTCTGGTAATTGTTCTAGACCCTGCCAGCTGGTGTAATTAGATAACCATCTAAATGCATTACGCTGAGGCATATAAATTTTATACTGTCCTGGACCAAATCTATAAGCATATGCTAAATCATTTTTACGTCTTGTGTATACTACCTTTGTGTTGTAAAATACTATTTCACAGGGGTATACATTATAAAGGGTTAATACAGCTTTGTTAATTCCATACTTAGACCAGAAATCTCTATCGTATTGATCCCAAGGTCTAATTTTGATTTCTATCTTAGACTCTTTTGGTTCTAGTTTTGCTGGTTCGTATTCTCTTTTAACTACTGTTGCGTTGACACTGCCGTTTGTTAGACCAAAGTCTACAGCACATTTCTCAAGAGCTTTAGCGTAGGTAATACCATACTTATATTGTATGATCTTAATCCAATCGCCTGAAAACCCTTGCGCCCAATCTTTAAAGTAAATAGTCCCATTGATCATTTTAAATGAACAAGAAGGATTATTATCTTTACGTAATGGGGATTTTACTTTTGCATTAACGTCAACTTTAATCCCTAAATAATATTCTAATATCTGAGTTTGATCTAGTCTTGCTAGAATATACTCTTTAGTTATTACTGGGTTTAAATTATACATTTACTATGGTTTAGAGACAAAAAAGGAGGCACGTAGCCTCCTCTATAATGTCTAGTTGAATGAATTACCAAGTATCTCCTGCAGTAGAAGTACTAGTATTTGAACTAATCTCTGCTTCGTTTGTTGGTTGAGCAGGTGTAATGTTATCTCTGTACCCTACAACAAGCTGTTGCGGAGAGTCTTGAGGTAAACAAAACGGTTGTACAGGACGAGAAGGAAACTGTAAATATTTACCTTGCTTGTCATATACACACTTGATTTTAAACTTGTGTCCCTCATAAGAGTTACCAACTAACTCTATGATATTTTTACCAAGGTTTAGCCATGTCGATCCACTAATTGTTACACGTTCTTTAGGAATGAATGCAGATAAAATGTGGTGTAATACCTCACCTGTGTTCCTAATTAAGTCAGCATGTAACTGCTCAGGTGTAGAAGACCAGCTTCTTCCTGCCGCAGCTGCATTCTTAGAAGACTCTTGTAGTCTTTCTAAACTTGTAACTTCCATTTGTGTATGTGTAAATTTAGCTCCTTCTTCATCTTGGAAGTAGAATCTAACAACGTTACCACCTGTTCCGTCTTGTCTAAGAGTGTCAAAAGTGACATCTACTAGTTGAACGTTCTCGTTGATACCCGGGCTCATTAGTTTATAACTAGGAGCGCTTGTTTGTGTTTCTTGTAATTGATACATAATTGCTTTTTAAAAATTAAAATTTTGTTTTATTGTTATATTGACTACTAATATACAAAATAAACAGCAGAATCTTCTGTTATTTTATACTTGTTTTATATATTTTCTTCCAATCGAAGGGTAAAATCTTACCTGCTAGATGAGGTAAACGTGTACCTGCTTCTATTTCGTTGGAAGCTTCAAAAGAAATGCTCAACACATTTTCTTCGTTTCTATATACAAAACCAATTGCATCTGACTTAGCCATGACATAATTCTTAAGTTTACCTGAAAGATCTAAACTGCTTACGTTAACTTCTACTGAGTCCGTTCCTATGATTGTCTTCTTTCTATGCCCTACAAGAATGATATGTTCACTACAAGTTAATAGGGCGTCAATTAAACCCATAACTCTTGTACGCACTTGATTGTAACCATCACCAAAAGGAAGTTTAGCAAAAGAATCTAAATTGTTTTCTCTTGCAATATCTTTCTCTATCCATGATACTACATTGTCAATTGTGTCAAGCGCAATATATTTATATCTATTAGGCTCTGCTTTAAGTGCACCTACTAGTTTTTTTAAATCTGATGTTGATGTTACCTCTACTTTTAAAGCGTCAAGGTATTTACTACCTCGTTCGGTATCTATAATTAGACACCCTTCGAGTTTTGACAACATTGTTGTCTTACCTGCCTTTGATTGACCAAATATAGTCAAGAGGCTAGGGTTAATTGTTTTTGATTTTACTACTGTTTTTGGTAATTCCATATAATTAATTTTAAAATAAAGTTGAACTGTAATCTTCAAACCTACCGTGTGATAGATTATTCTTAAGGCGTACTAGACCTGCTGTACCTGTTCTGTTCTTCAAACAGTGTAAGGCAACAAGATCAGTGGTAGGAAATCTCTTCTTACCATAGTGCTCTATGTTTAATAATATCGGCTGGTGTAATACCATCACTACATCAGCTGCGTGATAAATTTGTTTTGAACCATGTATATCTGTCTTAGTTGGATAATGCAATGAAGGGTTAGTTGGATCTCTCCGCTCCTTACTCTCCATCTTGTCATTCATCTGACCAATAAGAATGTTACATGTTTGAAATTCTTTTCTTACCTGGATAAACATTTTACCCAACTCAGCAAGAGATTGTATTTCGTTTTCACCGGGGTTAGGGTTAACTAACAAGGTGTGGTCTAATGAGATAACAACCTTAGAGTCTTTAAACTCTTTGCAAAAATCATTGATAGTTGCATAGATTCTATCCCTATTAGAAGGGGTTTCTACATAATAAACGTTTTCATTTTTCATCCTGGAGTACTCATTTCTAAGTTCTTCAAGTTCTTGTTCTGTCAAAGGATTGTCGGATGAAACTAATTTGCGATAGTCTACTTTACCTAGTTGACTCATCTTACGAATCATCTCGTCCTTTGCATGCATCTCGAAGGAAAAATGTAAAACCTTCACATCTTGATTACCTAAATAATTAGATGTAAAGTCAGTGTGCAACATGTTGGTAAAGAATGATTTACCATGACCTGATGCTCCTGCAATGAAATAGGTTTGACCGAAATGAAAACCCCCGAGTAGCATAGTGTTTACTTTCTGCCAGCGTGTAGCTAAGAAGGGACGCTGACCTGTTGCTCCTTCGTAGAGAAACTTGTCGGCTTCTTTAATAGCTTGTTCTGCTGTCTTTATTTGTAAACTAGTAAACTTTGTCGTTTGGAGATTCAAATCCATCTATATCTGTTTTCATTAATTGTTCTACTGTTTTCCATTGTTCTGTTTCTATCCACTTTTCCATGCCCATGTGTATTTGAGCATTGTTCTTTGCCCATTCTAAACATTCCATTACTTTAGTATGCAAAGCACGTTTAGGTGCAATGTTTTTCTTGTAAAAAGTTCTGGTTTTCATTGTAGCATTTCTACCAGGTAATTTCTTACCATTAATGTAGATCTGTAGTGGATAAGCCTCAAAGAATTCGTCATATGCTGTAGATATATCAGTGTTGTATAGTTCTTTTATGAACTTGTTAGTAACACGATAATTATCCGCCCAAGAAGTATTGCTACTTCCCTCGTTAATTAAATACCCACGATCAGCTAAGTCTTCTAAATCTTTCAATTCAAAACCACCATTCTCATGTACGTACTTATACAAGGATGCATAGTCGTTTTCATAAATAATATATAAGAATAGAAATTGTGTAGGACTTATATTGTGTTTGCACAAATAGTCTACGTATTGCTTCGGAGTGTTTAATAACATACTATATTACGTTTAAATATTCTAGAGAAGCTTGACTCAAAGCCTCTTTGATTTCTTTAACTGAATTAACGTGAGTCGCATTAATCGTTTTCTTCTGACGCTGTCGTAACCACTTCTCGTCCTGTGTATCTGCTATGTACAAGTTTATCATTAAACCAGTCTTACCTGGTGCCCAACGAATAGCTCTACCTGTACGCTGAAGATCTTGTCTTGATGTAGATGTACCACTGCATACTATTGCCATGGATACTCCTTGTATGTCAAAACCTTCGTCTAAGGCTCGAGCTGTTGATATTACCTTGATGTCGCTTCTTGGATCCTTGAAATTCTCTATTGCCATTTGTTTAGCATAGGGTTTCATCTTAGAATGATAAGAAACTGCCCAGGGTTGCAACGTTTTTGTAAGCTCGTTAGCAAATTTTACGGTCTCTGAAAATGTGATCGTAGGGACATCAAAGGTATCAATTAATTCCTTCGCAGCCAAAAACTTAGAAGGGTGATTGTACAAAAATGTCTTACGATTACGCATATTTTTAGACCACTGAACTGCAGCTGTCATGATACCATTTACATCATACCCTGTCTTAGCCGCATAGTGATCTCTATATTCTTGAGACTTTAAACATTTCATAGCAGCTTGGAAATTAAAATCAAACCACTTGAAATACTTATTAAATCCGTCGTGTAGTTTTTCGTATGCATACCTGTCTTTGTCATTAAGCTCTAGAGCTAGATTATATACCTTGAAATTAGATACATACCCCATATCAAGCGCTTCTTTCATACTGATCGTGTCTATAACAGGACAGTATTGTTCTATAATATAATGCTTCTTGTCACTACGCTCTAACGTAGCTGTAAGCCCTAGTATGTAATGATAGTGAACGTTAGAAAATATAGTCTTGAACACATCAGAGGCATAATTATGCACCTCGTCAAGAACTAGCAGATCTACAGAGCTCATACCTTTAACACCGGTATTGATTACTTGGATCTTTACGTTCTTTAGTTCAAGGTTTGTAATTACCTCTTTCCACTGTTCAAATAAGTATCTGGTTGGAACTACAACTAGTGTTGTATTATCAGGCAACTTCTTGTTCATGTCTTGTATAATAAGACACGCTACATAGGTCTTCCCAAAGCCTGTTACGGCTTCGAGAGTTCCTTTGTAACCTGACTGCTTCCAAACGTCAACTACACGTCTTTGACGTGCAAGTTTCTTTACGTCTATTTTCATAGGTTTATATAGTTTTTAAAATAATCATGCACCTTGTGGTAATCCTTGAATTC